GTTACTGCGGGACCTGATGCAGTTGTTAACATCACGGCAGAAACTACTTTAACTTTTGCTGCTCACGCAGGTAAAGTAATTAAAGTAAATGATGCAGATGGAGCAATTACACTTCCAACAATCAAAGCAGATAGCAAAGGTGCTACAGCTGGCGACAATGACCCTAATGTGAATAGTCACTTAGGTGCTGTCTACAAATTTTTTGTAGGCACAGATTCAACTGATTGCGATATCAAAACAGACGGAACTGACAAATTTGTTGGTCACGCAACTGTTGTGAACGTAGCAGATGGAACTAACAGTACATTTGCACCAGCATCATCTAATGATGTTATCAGCATGAACGGTGGAACTACAGGTGGCGACAAAGGTAGTACAGTTACTATCACGGCACTTGAAGACAACGTATATTTAGTAGAAGCTGTGTTGATCGGTACAGGTACTGAAGCAACACCTTTTGCAGATAGTTAATAGATAATTAGTGTGGAGCTTCGGCTCCACACTATTAATAGGAGAAAATATGGATTCAGATCAAACAACACTCAATAAAACTACTGGAGCTATATCTGTTTTAAGAGCAGCTAGAACAAGAGTCACATCAATTCAAGGAAGAGGTGAGGCCGGTTCGGTTTTATTATTACATGACGCAGCAACTACAGGAGCCGCAGCATCTGGTAATTTAAAAGCTACTTATAAATTTGAAACAGAAGGTTTAGATATTATGATTCCTGGTTCTGGTATTTTGTTTGAAAACGGAGTTTGTGCAACTTTAACACAAACATCTGGAACAGACGGAAGTGTTACCATGACAATTACAGGAGCGTAGTAAATGGCTAATACTACTTCGGGAACAACTACGTTCGACAAAACTTTTGCTATTGATGAAATAATAGAAGAGTCTTTTGAACGTATTGGACTACAGAATGTCGCTGGTTATCAATTAAAATCAGCAAGAAGATCTCTCAATATTTTGTTTCAAGAGTGGGGAAACAGGGGTATTCACTATTGGGAAATAGACGAACTTGATTTAGATTTAATAGAAGGACAAGCAGAATACGATTTTTTTAGATCATCTGACGATGGCACAAGTGCAACATCTACTCCAGCTAGCGTATTTGGAATGTCTGATGTTTTAGAAGCACAATTAAGATCTAATAGAACACAAACAACTCAATCAGATTCACCGATGACAAAAGTAGATAGATCTACGTATGCAGCGTTTTCAAATAAATTATCTAAAGGTACACCTAATCAATATTGGGTAGAGAGATTTATAGATAAAGTTAGAATACATGTTTATCCAACACCAGATTCAACAAATGCATCTAAAGATATGCATTTTTACTACATTAAAAGAATACAAGACATAGGTGATTATACAAATGCAGCAGATGTTCCATTTAGATTTGTACCTTGTATGGTATCTGGACTTGCATATTATTTAGCACAAAAGTATCAACCACAATTAATTCAAGCAATGAAACTAGCATACGAAGATGAATTTGCTAGAGCACTAGCGGAGGATGGGTCAGCTTCGAGTACATATATTACTCCTAAAGCATATTACCCAAGTCAATAATGGCAAAATACGCAACAGGTAAATACTCAAAAGCAATATCAGATAGATCTGGTATGGAGTTTCCATATAACGAAATGGTTAGAGAATGGAATGGATCGTTTGTTCACATATCAGAGTTTGAACCAAAACAACCACAATTAGAACCTAAACCGATGAACGGTGATGCGATATCTTTACGTAATGTCAGACCAGACAGAACCGAAACAGCTGTTCCTAGACTTTTGCCTTTGAATGCTTTTACATCTACAAACGGATCAGCAACAATAACAGTCAACGAACCTAATCATGGTAGATCCACTAGTGATACTGTTAGATTTAGAGATGTAGAATCTGTTGGTGGTATAGCTGCAACGACTATTTCTAATGCATCAGGATTTACAATTACTAAAGTTGATGATAATAATTATACATTCGGAGCAGGCACTAATGCCTCGTTTTCGGGAACAGGAGGAGGTGGACTTGCGTCTGCAGGACCAGTCACCATAGTAGCATAATGGCAGGATTAAGTGCATCAGGATTAAAAACACAAATAAGAAGTTATACAGAAGTTGATTCTAATGTGTTGTCTGATTCTGTTTTAGAGAACATTATTTTAAATGCACAATATAGAATTTTTAGAGATGTGCCTATCGATGCAGATAGAAAACAACAATCAGGTAATTTAGTTCCAGGACAAGAAACAATTAACGCCCCAGCAGGAGCTGTATTTATTAGAGGTATACAGGTCTATGATTCAAGCGCCGTGCTTACAGGATCTAATACTTGGTTAGAGAAAAAAGACGTAACCTACCTACAAGAATATCAACCCATCACAGGCACAGCTGCAGCACAAGGTAAACCAAAATACTATGCTATGTTTGGTGGTGCTACAGGTGAAGCTGATACTAACTCAGGACGTATATTTTTAGCTCCTACCCCTAATACAAATTACAAATTTAGAGTGCATTATAATGTGGCACCAGCTCTTTTAGAGAATAACGATACCAACTATATTAGCTTAAACTTCCCTAATGGCTTATTATATTGCTGTCTGGCAGAGGTTTATGGCTTTTTGAAAGGCCCAGCAGATATGTTGACATTATACGAGCAAAAGTATAGAACGGAAGTACAGAAGTTTGCTAACGAGCAAGTTGGAAGACGAAGAAGAGATGACTATACCGATGGCACAGTCAGAATACCAATTAACTCAGCAAACCCATAGGAGATAAAAAATGGCAATTACATCAGCAATTTGTACAAGTTTTAAAGTAGAACTTTTAAAAGGTACACACAATTTTACAGCAACAACTGGTAACACATTTAAAATTGCTTTGTATGATAGTGATGCAACATTAGGTGCATCAACGACTGCATTCTCAACGTCAGAAGAAATTACAAATACATCAGGAACTGCTTACACTTCTGGTGGCGCAACTTTAACAAGCGTAACTCCAGTAGCGTCAAGCACAACTGCAGTTTGTGATTTTTCAGATGTAAGTTTTTCATCAGCTTCTTTTACAGCTAACGGTGCATTAATTTACAATTCATCTGCATCAAACGCAGCTGTTTGTGCAATCGCTTTTGGTTCTGACAAAACAGCGACTAACGGAACTTTCACAATTCAGTTTCCTACAGCAGACGCAACAAACGCAATCATAAGATTAGCATAGGGGGACCACTATGTCGGTTCAATCAGGATGGGGTCGATTCACCTGGGGCCAAGCATATTGGAATCGTGATGCTTTACTTGCAACCGGATGGGGTGCAAAAGCATGGAATGATGGTGAGTGGGGAAATCTAGCAGACGAAACAGCTTCATTAACAGGTGTATCTATAACTTCTAACGTAGGTGCAGTAGGAATTTTAGCAAACGCATTAGTAGAACCAACAGGAGTTTCTTCTACATCATCAACGGGTTCTATTTCACCTGTCATACCAAAAACAGTAGAAATAGGTGGTGTATCTTTTCAATCATCTGTAAATTCAATAACGATTATCACCGACGTATCTTTTGCTGTATCTGGATTATCTTCAACAGCAGCGATTGGTGTAATAGATCCTGCGGATCAAGTCATGGGATTAACAGGACAAGAGTCCACTGTTGGTCAAGGAACAGCGGTTGCACCAAACGAAGATGTATCACCAACAGGTTTAGCAATAACTTCAGCACAAGGAACAGCAGCAGGCGTAACTTCACACGAAGCTGATTTAACAGGATTACCAATTACATCGGGACAAGGCTCTGTGGTTGTGCCTAATGATGCAGCACTTTTAACAGGTTTAAATATAGAATCACAATTAGGAACTTTGGTGGGATTAGGTTCTTCTGTTGTAACATTAACAGGACAAGCCTCAACAAGTTCAGTGGGTAGTTTAACAATAGCAGATGTAATGGGATTAACAGGTGTGTCTGCTACAGCTTCTGTAGGAAGTATAGATCCAAAAGACCAAGTTATGGGATTAACTGGACAATCGGCTACAGTTAGTGTAGGAGCAGTAAATGTTACTGCTTTAGCGAATATTGACACGGGCAGTAACACGTCGTATAGTGATATTTCAACGGGTTCTAATACTTCGTATTCAGATGTTGCAACTGGCTCAAATACGAGCTATAACGACGTAACAGGAGAAGCAGCTTAATATGGCATCGACATATACACCCCTAGGTATTGAACTCCAGGCAACTGGTGAAAATGCCGGAACATGGGGAACAAAAACAAATACAAATTTACAGATCGTAGAGCAGATATCTGGTGGTTTCACTACACAAGCTGTATCAGATTCTGGTGATACAACTTTATCGGTATCTGATGGATCTACAGGTGCAACGCTTTCTCATAGAATTATAGAATTTACAGGATCATTAACAGCAAGTAGAAATGTTACAATTCCTTTAGATGTACAAAATTTTTATATCTTAAAGAACTCAACTTCAGGTTCTCAAAACGTAGTATTTAAATATGTGTCTGGAACTGACTCTGGTATTACTGTTGCAAATGGTAAAACAGTTTTAGTTTATGCAAAAGCAGATGATAGCACTAATCCAGGTATTGATTCTGTTGCATTAGCAAGTGATCTTGTTGATGACACATCACCACAATTAGGTGGCAACTTAGATACTAATTCTTTCATGATAGATTTTGATACCTCACACGGTATTAGAGATGAAAACGGAAATGAACAATTATTTTTTAGCACAACATCTTCAGCTGTAAACTATGTAAATGTTACAAACGCTGCTACGGGCGGTGATCCAAAAGTAGCTGCATTAGGAGATGATTCAAACATAGATTTAGCTTTATCACCAAAAGGATCTGGTGAAATCGTGGTTGGTACAGGATCAGCTGCATCAACGATTACATCAAGCGGTGCATACGATTTAATTTTAGATACGAACTCTGGAACAAACTCCGGTACGATTACAATTACAGATGGTTCTAACGGATCAATTACAGCTACACCAAACGGAACAGGTGTTGTAGAAATTGGTGGTAATACAAACCCAGGAACTCTACAACTTAACTGTGAGTCCAACTCCCATGGTATCAAGCTGCAAAGTCCGCCCCACTCAAGTTCACAATCTTACACGTTAAAGTTTCCTACAGGTAACGTAACAGCAGATAGATTTTTAAAAGTCGATTCGGTAACAGGATCT